ATGTCCGAACAAAACCCCTTTTTTAGCGTCAGTCTGTTGCCTTACCAGGCGCCGCGGTTTGATCTGATTGAAGACAGTCACTATCGGCCGGCGTTTGATGAGGGCGTCCGGCAGCAGCGCGAGGAGATCCGCGCCATTATCGACAATCCGCAGCCGGCCAGTTTCGCCAACACGCTCGAGGCGCTGGAGCAGAGCGGACAGCTGCTGGCGCGGGTGACGCGGGTCTTTTTCGCCATGGCCAGCGCCCATACCAACCCTTATCTGCAATCACTGGATGAACAATTTTCCGCCGAGCTCGCCGGGCTGGGGAATGACATCTGGCTCAACGAGGCTTTATTCCAGCGGGTGAACAGCGTCTACGAGCAGCGCGAGACGCTCTCGCTTGACGGCGAATCCCGGCGTCTTCTGACCCTGACATGGCAACGCTTTGTTCACGCCGGGGCAACGCTGGCCCCGGCGCAGAAGGCGGTGCTGCGCGCCCTGAACACCGAAGCGGCCACTTTGCAAAGTCAGTTCCAGCAGCGGCTGCTGGGGGCGGCGAAAAGCGGTGGCCTGGTGGTCGATGACCGGCATCAACTGGATGGCCTGACCGATGAGGAGATAGCGGCTGCGGCCGACGCGGCGCGCGAAAAAGGGCTCGGCGATCGCTGGCTGCTGACGCTGACCAACACCACCCAGCAGCCGCAGCTGCTTGCGCTGCGCGACCGGCAAACGCGGGAGAATCTCTTCGCCGCCGGCTGGACGCGCAATCAACAGGGCGATGAGCATGATACCCGTAGTCTGGTGCTGCGGCTGGCGGCGATCCGCGCGCAGCAGGCGGAACTGCTGGGGGCGACAAATTACGCCAGCTGGGCGCTGACCGATCAAATGGCGGCTTCTCCGGCGGAGGCATTGGGCTTTATGCGTCAGATTGCGCCGGCGGCGCGGGCGAGGGCGGAACGTGAGCTGGCGGACATCCAGCAGGTGATCAACAACGAAGGCGGGGAGTTTCGCGCGCAGGCATGGGACTGGCTCTATTACAGCGAGCAGGTGCGGCGGGCTGCCTATGCCATTGATGACGCACAGCTCAAACCCTATTTTGCCCTCGAGCGCGTGCTGCAGGACGGCGTCTTCTGGACGGCATCGCAGCTCTTTGGGCTCCGCTTCGTGGAACGCTTTGACATCCCGGTGTACCACCCGGATGTGCGGGTTTGGGAGATCTTCGACCACAATGGCGAAGGGATGGCGCTGTTTTACGGTGATTATTTCGCGCGCGATTCAAAGAGCGGCGGCGCCTGGATGGACGTGTTTGTCGAACAGTCGACCCTGCGGGAGCAGCGCCCGGTTATCTATAACGTCTGCAATTATAGCCGGCCGCAGAGCGGACAGAGCGCGCTGTTGTCATGGGATGAGGTGATCACCCTGTTCCATGAGTTTGGCCACGCCCTGCACGGGCTGTTCGCCAGCCAGCGCTATGCCAGTCTCTCCGGGACCAATACCCCGCGGGATTTTGTCGAGTTTCCGTCGCAAATCTTCGAACACTGGGCCAGCCATCCGCAGGTATTCGCCCACTATGCGAAGCACTATCGCTCCGGAGAGCCGATGCCGGAGGCGCTGCGCGACAATATGTTGCGTGCGGCAACCTTCAATAAAGGGTACGACATGAGCGAGCTGCTGGCTGCTGCGCTGCTCGATATGCGCTGGCACACGCTGTCGACCACCGCGTTTCCGGACGAGGTGGATGCATTTGAGCAGAGGGTACTCCGGGAAGAACACCTCGATCTGGCGGCCGTTCCCCCGCGCTATCGCAGCAGCTACTTCTCCCATATCTTCGGCGGCGGCTATGCGGCAGGCTATTACGCCTATCTGTGGACCCAGATGCTGGCCGACGACGGCTATCAGTGGTTCGTGGAGCAGGGCGGTTTGACCCGTGAGAACGGTCAGCGCTTCCGCGACGCGATTTTATCTCGCGGCAATAGCGCTGATTTAGCTGAACTTTATCGCCAGTGGCGCGGGCACGATCCACAGATTGAGCCGATGCTGAAAAATCGTGGGCTGAATGCGTAGGGCCATTTCGCGCTGACACGATAACCGGGCGCGAAGCCCGGTTTTTTTCGATTTTTTCTTCCCCAAAATCCCTCCAAAACTTTTCCCCAAAATGAATCTTTAAATTTTGCTAAATTTGCATGGGGGTACGGCCCAATTTTTCACGTAGCTACACCTTTACTTTCACCCAATCAAGACCCCGATCGTTGTGATACTGTGCTGTCATTTTTTCTGATGAGTGTCCTAAAAGCTGTTGGGTATACCCTTGGCTTTATATTCGTCGGTAATGGCTGCAAGCATTTTCGTGGTTACTTCCTGTATCCCAACATCAGGAATCCGTTGTGCAAGAACACCGACGCATGTCTTTCTCGATTTGAGCGTATTAAGTTTTATTTCGTTATCACTGAGTCGCTCCTCTTGAATCTTTAGATAACGGTCTATCCATACCCGCATCCGTATGGATTTTTTTGAATTAACCTTTTTATGATTCACCATATCTATAAGGGCAAACGACTGAGCCGTTTCCTGTTGTGCCAGCAGGCGATTAAGTTCAGTTGCGGCCTGACTGGCCGCATCCTGATCAGTGCCAAACCCGATAAACTGACCGGTTAAGGGGTGCCGGTATTGCCAGTAAGTTTTGCTGTTACGTTTATCCAATTTGCAATAAAGATTTGGAATATTAACTTTGTGATCACGTGGTCTGGCTGCCATTAATTACTCGCTCCATTAGCGTTTTAACCGCTTTCGGCATGCGGGGTGGTAGAACCGGCGATGTGATTAAGCCTATGAATTTTGCATCTTCATCTATAACCCATCGCCGACCAAGCTTTAGCGCCCTCGGGATCGTTTGTCCCGTTTTTGCAATTCTGTGCAACGACGCTCTGGATGGCGGATGCTTAAACCCATTAGGACCGGAAGCCCAATCTTCTAAGCTAACGAGCTGTCCCATGTAAACCTCCAGTTTGATAAATATGAGCCATCAAAGCCCGATAGGGTGATATTCCGATATCAGGAAACCTGACCGGGTAAATGCCGGAGCCGCCGGGCGCAGTTCATGGCCGTGGCCACGTAGCTGCAATTCCTATTAACGACCTCAACAGTGATTTTTGTGCCCTGAACCACGACGGTATAGGTCCGCTTCATTTTCTGCCGGCCATAATCGCCATAAAGCTCAACATGTTTTGCCAGCGCGGCATCGCACGCCTGACGGCCCAGCGGTGATTGTTTGCTTCGGTTAATCAGTCGCATATTCACCTCACACAAAAACATCAACTGGATCGCCAGCTGCGCGTGCGTTGTCGATCGCTTCCCGGCGGAGGCCGAGAACATAGCCAACGGGATCCCAACTGGACAGAATTGCATTGAGCTCTTTATGGCTGTGCCAGGTTGTCAGGCGCTTTTTAAGCTCGGTGGCGCAGGCGCGCACGTTAGCCCGGGTGGGGCCGGCCATCTTCATGCACAAGCACAAAGTCAGAAGCAGATCCGAATATTCGTCGGCGGCTGCGCGCAATGCTGCCGGGTCGATGCTGGCTTCCAGCTCGGGCAGGCGGTGTTTCAGGCTCATTTGGCACCTCCCTTACGACGAAGAGCCATTCTCAATCTGTTTTTCTCCAGTCTGGCTTTGCGTTGTGCGGGCGTTTCACGTTCGCGAGCGCGCGCATTTGATTCACGATTACGGCGGCGCCTGGCGTTGAGTGATTCGTCTTCGCTTCGTAAATGCATCCGAGGTTCCCCGTACTTTGGATCGGGCCACTGGCGCGCCTTATTTACCGCGAGCTTATCGATCATCGCCTGGGTAATCTGCTCGTCAGTGATTCCCGCTCTGCGCTGGGCATCCCACATCAGGAACTGCATATCAGCCCATTCGCTGTGGTCGTTAGGTTCCGCGGCAGCTTCAAGCGCTTCTATGCTGAGGTGTTTCAGTGGGCCAGCCGGACCAACATTGCCGAAGGTGGCATGTGACCATTCAGCGTGTTCGCGGCGAACCTGATTGCGAGCAAATGAGAACTCCCCCATCAGCGCTTCCAATGCGATTTCAGTAATACGCAAATACATAGCTGCGCGGAACGGATTGCTGAATTCACCCTCTTTTAAAAACTTCGACATTTCCGCCACGTCAGCACGGCACACGGCGATTAATTGCTCATTAGTGAAGGTGGCAATATCAGTCATTCCAGGCCTCCAGCTCGTTCTGAATTTCTTCATCAATAGCTTCGTTGCAGGCAAACGCATCAAGAATGAGCTTTGCGTCTTTGCGATAGTGCTCCCGACGTTCGTCGTACCAGTCTGAGAAATCCGACGACCAACCCTTAATACCAAAATCAGCTCGGGCGTTATCTTCTGCCATTCGTTCAACCATGCAGTTAGCCGTGGTGAGTGCAGCTTCGCGGATATAAACCTACTGCGCGTGAATAACTCCACCTCATCCGGTGTTTCGTATGCCGCCGGCAGCTACTTCGTGGGCTCCATGCCTAGGTGGTTTGGAATTAGTCTTGGAGATATCATGTTAAGTCTGGGGCTTAATTTTTGTCAAGTCTGAAGCGAACGCGGTATGTAAGTTTTAGACTTAATCTTGATGATCGTGGGGATTGGAGGACATGAAATCCTGACGCTATGAACACATTTAGGGAGTTCGGGAAAAGGTTAGATGAGGAAGATGCATAAGACGGGCACAAAAAACCCGGCACGATGGCCGGGTACGGATTCTAAAGTTAACTAGTGAAGTTCTGAGGAAGCATCCGGACTCAAATCAATCAAAACTTGTATTGGAGCGGGATCTATATCTGCCAGACATTTGACTACTATTCCCATTTTTTTACATAAGTTGTAAACGCCTTTGTCATGAGTCCATACCTCATCAACATTGAGGGCTTTAGCAATAGAAATAATTTGTCTGTCAAATTTAACCATGTTCGCTGTATCAGATTTCATCATAAGTTTTAGTTCTTTTAGCGAAGGCATCTGGGCGCATTCAATTGCAGCGATTTCATCGAAGCTGACTATTTCAAAACAAGACTGTTGTTGAATCATATTAAGATGGGTTTGGTGATCTTTTTTATCTATACCCACGAGGTATTCGGCTAACACAGGAGTGGGGATGATAATAGTTCCACCACTATTTTCTATCATATCGATCAAAGCTTCGACTCTTCTAAGGGGATCGAGTATCTCCAACCCATTCTCAGGATTGGTTAACTGGCAACCATCCTTCATGCCAGTGATGGCCTGTACTAGAATGTTAGTATCGAATATTATTCGCAATTTAGCGCCCTTAAAGCTTTTAAGATGGCTTGAGTGTCATCTTCTTCTTTCCAATGATTACCTGGAGCATTCTGTAATGCTTTAAACGCAGTCTTCAAATTGGATTTTTCTAAAACTTCGTAGGATTGAATTATTAGTTTTTTAAGTTTCCACTTACCGTCTTTTTTTACCCACTCGCTTTCTCCTGAAACTCGTATTTGTTTAAAAAGAAGAGCTCCAAGTTTCGCAGCCATGATTGGTGTCGCCTCGCAATGGTATGTTTCACCACTAGCACCCTCAAGCTTAACTGGTGCAGACTCATCCTTGCCACCAACATTATAAAGTTTCCCTTGCACTTGGCCTTTCTTTCTTACAATGACAGATGGTTCTTCATTGATGGAAGGAAAATCAATTATGGTAACCTTGTCTTTGTTAATAAGTCTCGCTTCAAACCCATCCTGCGCTAATAAAGTAACTAATTTTAGATAAGAACTTCCTGATGTGGCTGCTTGTGACATTGAACGCTGTATGACGGCATCGTATGACGCTTGACTATCAACCCAGGTGTTCAGACATGCCGACCCCTCGCTCACATCCTTAAAGTGAACGGCATCCACTGAGCCATACAGGTCAGATAGAGCTGATAGATACTTACCTAGACGAGACATAGTAAGCTCATCGGGGCTAGTTCCATCAAGTTTTAAGGTCAGGCGATTATCTTTGCCCATGGATTTAACGTAACCTCAACATCTGTTAAAAAATTGCCCTTACGCAATTTTATTGTTGTGCATGACTCACAAGGCGTCAACGAGTTTGAGCGTTGAAAGATGGCATTTCTAAAACCACTTTTCACTCAAGAAACATACCATACCGTTTAGCTAGCTAGGTCTCCCGTATGCCAGAGGCATAGCTCACTGATAGCTCAGCATTAAACACCAGGTTTGGCGTAACCACCCAGAATAAACCAAGCCAGAAATGCTACAGCAACGATAAAAACTATTACCGGGAAAGCTATACCGATTCTCATAAGGTAGCCATCAAATGTCACTCGCCATCACCCTTGATCCTCCGCCCCATGTACTTGGCGTATAACTCGTCGAGTTCCTTGAGGCGCAGTGACACGATCCGCAATATATTCTGCTGTTCTTCTTCCGGCAGTTGGCGGTATAGCTCCAGTAGGCGCTGTTCGTCTGGTTTAAGCCCGCCTTTTTCATCAACGTCCTCACCGAGCAACCAAGGTACCGAAACGCCAACTGCGTCAGCTACAGCCAGCGCTGACTTTTTGCTGATTACGCCTTTTTTAAACCAGCCGTTTACTGATTGCGGAGTTACCCCAGCAACCCTAGCCATATCGGATTTAGTCATGCCGCGCTTGTTCAACTCTGTAAGACGTTCAACAAGTATCGGATTAAGTACGGTTTTCTCTTTCATGTTTTGAAGAATAAGCCTTTTGCTTAAACTTGGAAATTCGTCTGGAGCTTGACTTTTTATTAAGCCTTGGGCTTAATTTGATTTCATTTACAACGGAGATAACTATGAACGGGTTAACAAAAGCCATAAAGTCCGCAGGCACAGCTACCAAGCTTGCAAACATGTTGGGCATCAAACCGATGTCAGTTAGCCGCTGGAAAAACCGCTACCAGGGAGTCGTACCAGCAGATCGCGTTCTGCCTATTTTCACCGCCACCGGCATTGTGATCACCAAAGACGGTCCGCAGGTAAAAAAACTGCACCAGACAGAGCGGATGTGGGTCGTTGGCAAAAACGAGTTTTACCACAAAGAAACCGGGCGCCGTCACTTTGCAGAAAATACGCGCCGCCGGCTGCTGCTGGACACCATCAAGCCTGTCGGGGTGAAGCATGTTTAAACAGAACGAAAAATGTATCGCTCAAATTGCTGAGTATATCCCGCGCGCCTGCCGGGGTATGCAACTGCAGGAAGCCAAAGCGCGCCTGAAGAAAAAAATCGCGCTCTATACCGATGACGGCTGTGATGCTGCAGTTCTTAACGCGGCGTTTGCATCAGCTCTTAACAGTCATACGTGGGAGTCATTTTTTTCGTGCATTGCCGCGCAGCTGCACGAGGAGGCCAGCCATGACTGAAATCACCGAACTGGCGCAGACAGCCAAAAAAAACGCTGAATGTGGTGAGCATCTTTCCCCAGCGGAGACCATAGAGCTGGTAGAGGCGCTTGAGAAGGCGCAGGGGATGGAAACCTACTGGAAAACTCAATGACGGAGGAAAACCGCCCAACGTGAGCAGCTAGTATGACCCGTGGGCGGGATTTATTTTTTATTTTTTCTTGTCCCGATTAACCCTAATTCTATAGCCCTATTATGAACCTCTATTAGGTGCGCTTTGACTGCATCAGGGACTGTTGAACTACCAAGTGTAAATTGCATATTATAATCAAGGAGTGATTCCAATTCGCGGTTTTCATCATTAGCCTTATTGAGTTCATTTTCCATTGATTTATATCTTTCCTGGTATGCGCTATTTTCCCCCAAAGCATGATTGAGTTTAGCTTTTTCTTGTGAAAGATGTAGGGAAAGTTCATCTCTCTCCTTTGTTATTTCTCCCATTCTTGATTGTGACTCTGTAATTTCTTCTTTCATTTTTTGAATGTTTTTCTCGTCACCAGTTTTAACTTTTTCATAGGTCACGTCATGCTTGGCTTTCAATCGCTGTAATCTTGTAGCGCGTTGAATCATTCTAGCCTGTTTGAAGTTATCGATTGAATCTGCATTATCAAGAGGTTTGCTTTGCAATTTTGTTATAGCATTATTAATCCACGGGAGTGCAAAGCATAAAATAAGTGACGACAATGCAGGGAAAACAATTACGTTCCACCAGTTGCTATTTTGTGAAATGTATTCTATTTTGTAGTAAATCCCATTATCAGCAAAAAACAAATAAAGTATTTGCTTCCAGTTAAATGCGCACCATGAAATTGCGAAGGCACCGAATGCAGGGTTTTTAACGCGATTCATTGCTGTGTTGAATGTTGATGTCGTGAATTCTTTAAGTGATTCTAACATGATAATCCCATATGTTTTTTATGGCAGTATACCGTTATGGTAGCACTCAGTCACCAGGCAAAAAAATGCCCTGACGAACCGGGCGAAACAGGGACGATGGAAAGTGCCGTCCTTGGCTGGGTGTCACAGGATTTACAGCATGAAGTCATCGCAATGTCGTCCTGCTGTAAAAAGGGCGATGGTCAGAAAGGGAATAACTGCCACCGCCAAACTTGCACTGGAACTACGGTTATCACGGTCCTGGGGCGTGATTAGGTTGTGCCATAAAAAGGACACTAGTGTTTTTGCCAAGGCTGTTTGTGGGGGTCATCGGGAGGTGTCAAGGTTGGGTTGCCAGGCAGATTTCTGGGATACTAGTGGAACTAGACTCTGGGGGAAAAACACAGCAAGATAGAACTAGCGGTACCAGCGCTTGCGCGAATACCTCATGGAGCGAGTTAGCTACTACCGCGAGCAGAGCTTACAACTTCCGCGAGCGAGCGATGCGCGCTACATCGAAATGGTAGAATTGAATAAAAAAATAAGGAGAGTAATGGAGCGACAAATTTTAGTTTTTCGCGGCGAATTCGATTCTTACGTTACTTGCCAGCCATATGTTGGAAGAATCCCTCCTGAAATACGGTCCATAGTTTTAGAGAATGAAAAATATTCTTTAACAGTGTATCCGTACGAAGGAGAAAACTATCTGGTTGCCCACCAGAGCGAGATAAAACGGGAATCACTTGAGGAAGCGATCAAGCTTTATAAACCGAAGCCATTAAATTGATTTTACGTTATCAACCAGCCATAACCATGTCATCGGAGCTTGAACAACTCCGGTGACCTGTGCGCTCTACATGCAGCACTTTAGCTTTCAGGAAGTAACGCGTGCGGCAACAACTAACACGACGATTTCTTATGTTCCACTTCCACCTTACCTGCGATAAGGGGTCGCTTTCGTCCTGGCGCACACTATCAGGAGGAGGCCAGGCAGAACATCAGAAGTTCCACCTCATTATCCAAACCTGCACCGGTGTTTATTAACACTTGTTCCTTGTCGTTAACCATTACTCATCTTTTGCCAGAAGGGCGGTGCAATATGTCATGTAGATATTTCCAAATAATTTGGATTTTAATGCTGCAAAACCTTCGGTTACTTTAACTAAATATCATATTTTGCTATTTCATCACTGCATTGATCAAATAGGGACTTGTACAACACACAAAATATGCCTTTGGCCAACGTGCAAAGCTTTTACCTCCGTCAACCGGTAAAAATAAACAAAAGCACCAAAGTTTCGATTTTGATTATCTCCTTTGAAAATAGGGGCTTGTAGGACGATCTTCATCTGCCATCATATCTTCCGCTACCATGAAATTTTCACATGTAAGTGATTTAACATTAATTTATACTGTATAAAAACACAGTATATGGTTTTGCTTCCGGGAGGTAGGGATGCGCAATGAGAGTAATGAGTACTACGATCTGGTTAAACGTTCTACAGGTGAAGTTGTTGGCAGCATCAGGGCAGCAGGCCGGGTTCTGGTATACACGGCAAATGGTGTTACTTCTATGCGACCACTGCTTGAGGACGAGGGAGTATTTAATCTCAACGCAATGACCATTTTTCTGCATCGCCTCGGCTACCGGGTTATCCCGCCTTCTGATAATATGAAATCAACGGCCTGAACAACCGTTGACCTACTGCGCCACGGAGAGAAACCATGGCGCAATTGCACTTAATAAAGCAGTCACAAGGTTTACTGATCCCTGCCACGCAGGAGACCAGCGAATTTCTACAATCAAAATGCAAGCTCGGCTCCGTTCTGGAGGCCGATTATAAGCTTGTCCGTAATCCGGCGTTTCACCGCCGTTACTTTGCTTTACTCAATCTCGGTTTTGAATATTGGGAACCTACCGGCGGGGCGATTTCGTCTAATGAGCGCAGGCTAATCACAGGTTACGCCAAATACCTTGCTGCATATGGCGGGAGTGAATCGGCGTTGCTTGATGCCGCCGGGCAATATCTCGACCGAATAGCCGAGAAGCGATCCGGCTATATCAGTATTTGCAAATCTTTCGATGCTTACCGGGCGTGGGTCATCGTTGAAGCCGGCCACTATGACGCCATACAGCTGCCGGACGGCACGCTGAAAAAACACCCTCGCAGCATTTCTTTCGCAAGCATGGACGAATGCGAGTTCCAGGAACTGTACAAAGCATCGCTGGATGTTCTCTGGCGGTGGATCCTCTCTCGTTCGTTCAACAGCCTGCAGGAAGCTGAGAACGCCGCCAACCAGCTTTTAAGCTTCGCGGGGTGATGCCGATGAAACACTCATGGTTTCACCATCTCGAATGCACAACGCAGCAGGCCGACGAACTAATGGCGAGATATCGCCAGCGGGGCGTAAAGGTCGAACGAAGCTTAAACCCTGACTTTATGACATGGACCGTCAGCGCGCAGCTGGTGGAGGACAAAAATCCGCCGCGGCCAGACTCTCGCTGGCGCAACAGGATGTGGGGGTGAGTATGGCGAACCTTCACAAAGCGGCCCGAGGCCGCGAATGCACAGTACGGATCCCCGGGTATTGCAATGGCAATCCGGAAACCAGTGTTCTGGCGCATTACCGCCTGGCGGGTACCTGCGGAACTGGATGCAAGCCGGACGATACCCAGGGAGCAATTGCCTGCATTGCTTGCCACGATCTCATTGATGGCAGAAAGAAAACCACTGATTACACCCGCGACGAACTGCGCCTGATGCATGCGGAAAGCGTGCTAAGAACTTTGGCTATATGGAAAAAAGAGGGGTTACTGAAAGCATGAAACTCGAAGCATCCTTAAAACATTTCAGCCCTCAGGGTATGCACATCAGCGATGACGTGAAAAGCACAACACCAAATCGCCTGACCGGAACAGATGTTATGGCGGCCATCGGTACCACCAGCAGTCGTGCACGATTCGGCTTGGCTGCATTTTTCGGTAAAGCTGGCATCAGCAAGACAGATGAGCAGTTGGCCGTCCGGGCGCTAGCGCGGTATGCGATTGAAACCGCACCGAAGAACGTACGCAAAACAGCTGGTAAAGAGCTGGGGCGCTGCTGCCTGATTTTGGCGCAGTTTGCCTTTGCGGAGTATTCCCGGTCCGCGGAAACAACGGGAGTCTGCAGGGTATGCAATGGCACCGGAAAGATTGAAACCACTACCACGGAACGCAAAGTTTCTAATCCGTGGGGCAAAGCACCATATTGGGCTAAAAAGTCCCGTGCTGTTCGTCCGTCCGACTGGGATAAGTGGAATGAAGTAAAAGCCGTCTTCAGCGCTAAGTGTGAAGCCTGTGACGGTAAGGGGAAAATAAATGCTCGCTGCCGCTGTGGTGGTTCTGGCCGGGTTCTGGACCGCAAAGCGACAAGAGAGCAGGGAGCTCCGGTATATAAAATCTGTGAGCGCTGTTCGGGGAATGGCTTTTCAACGATGCCATCTACTGCTGCTTATAAAGCGATTCTGACGCTTATCCCAGACCTGCACATCAGAACATGGACCCGCAACTGGAAACCTTTCTGCGATGCGCTGGTGGACGTATGCTGGAAGGAAGAGCGTCATGCAGACAAAGAATTTCAGTAATCGACCCATTTTTAAAACGATAGTGACAATATTTTGCTTTTTCGATACGCAGGGCTTGATTTTGTCCGAAGTTGTCGCGTATGCTCTCAATCATGGTGTATAGCGCCTGAACGAAACTAATCATCAAAACCCTGCTTCGGCGGGGTTTTTGCTTTTCTTGGGGGCTGCAGCCATCGGTAAATCCATGAGGTATTTGTTTTAAATTAGCGGTGATCTTACGGAGGTTGGTTTACTCTTTAAGTTGTAGTAACTCTTAGTCACTACATACAGCATAATTTATCTCTGGAGGCATACAAATGATAACCCCGGATACAGTTCAGGAACCCTCTGACGAAGAAATTGAAGAAGCGACAAAATTGCTCAATGATTTTTTTGAAGAGGCTCAAGAGGCCCAGATACAAGGTAGTTTTGCTGATGCATGTGTGGTGTTCAGCAAGTATAAGGAAAAACTTGAAGCTGCAGCTAAAATTGCTGCCTTCTTCGGGCCTAAAGGTAGGCTTGCTAGTGCTGCGATACTTGCGTTCGTAGGAGTTTGTAGCAGCGTCTGTTCGCTTGCTGGCAAACAGTTACAGGAGGATAGCCCTGCTAAATATTAATTTCCCTAACTGCAACAATTATCTTTTTCATGGTTGTTATTGTTCGTTATTTCAATCGTTGAGGGAATTAGGGCTCGCAATCGCGAGCCCTTTATACGTTGTTAACTGATTTGTATGGCATTATCTATTTGCAATTTCACTTTTAAATCAGGCATGCCGAAAAATGATGAAAGGAGGGGCTGCATTTCTGTATGCCAGCCCCGGATACATTGTTCGCTGAATGAAATCACTAACCCAGCTCTCTCCATCATAGATGCAAACATGGCCATACGGGTGGTTTGTTATCGGCTGGATTACAGCAATATCTCCAATATCAATACTGACAATAGCGTACTTAAAACCGGCTGCGAATAAAGTATTCCCCATATCCTTGGCAAAAGGAGTTCTGGGGATAGCAAGTCCACCATGGTGAATTGCATCAGTAACATATCGAGCGCATAACCCGGTACTATGGTTTTCTGCATGGTTTCTGGCATATTGCGCTGCTAAATATCTATCCCAAGGCATATTTAATCCTTATTTATCTCTAAATAAAAATCCTCATCGAGGGCCAGGAAATCTCAACACCAATATAATTATTAATGCTTTTTGACGATTCGCTGAGAATATTTATCAGAACCAGCTAGTAACTTGGCTTAATGAGACTAGGACACCAGACTCTCTGCAATCCGGTCAGGGCTCTTGGGTAGAGACGTGTTGCACGACACGTTAAAGCCCATGCGCGAGAGCCCTGAACCAGATTGAATAACGCAACTATTTTGAATTAGCTGTCTGGGGTATTTGCCATGAAGAAAGCAAAAGTGCTGGCACCCATAACCGCAGATACCAGCAGGATTGAAAGTAAGATTTCTGAGTTACTTGAGGGGCTTCCCGAGCATGTCCCGGACAAGCTTATCGATATGGTTAAGTGCTTGATTGTCAATGTCAGATTTGTTAATGACCCTCCCGCAGTTGGCGCAGGTGGTTCCCTCAATATCCTCTACACTCTTGATTTCGACCTCACTGAGTACAGTGAGATTTTGGCCGCAGCCAAGGCACTTAAAGTCAACCTTGCTCATTAGATAATCTCCTTGTCAGTATTGTGGTCTTCTCAAATCAACAATATCAGACAGGTCCAAAAGCCGCCACATGACGGCAACTACGATACACGGGCATGAGCATTAACGCTTAAATAAGTCCTTATAAGTGCCAGATTGCTCGCCTGGCCGCCAGACCTACGAAACAGGGCACACAATAGGTAAGAGCATTTGACATTTGAGGGCTGTTCCACCCTAACAGATGTCGAGCCAAACCAGAGCTCTTTCCGTTGTGGCTTTTTCTGATGCTAGTTGGTTCGGTTGCGGCGGATACCAAGGCGACGAAGGAACTGCTGACGCACAGCACCACAACCCAATCCCTCTACCTTGGGACCATTGCGGCTATCCTCGCTGCACTGGCAGCGTGCATTACTGGCCATTAAAAGTAACTTTTAAAAAAATTTGCATGAACCAGTAATTCACAGACTTAAACGGAACTTTGCTCCGCCGTTATTGAGATAATCACTTGGCCGGAACGGCAAAAGTAACTTTTCACTCAGGAGCGTCAATGAGCAAAATCATGGTGGTCATCGGGCTAGCACTCTGCGTGTGGGTATTTGTTCGGTATTGGTTGTAGTAGTCGCCATATTGGATGCTGCGCACTTGCGCGGCCTTTTTCATTTCAGGCTCACGGGAACCATCTTCGATACGACCTGTTGTTAAATCATCCCGATGGGCCTGACCCCTTTTACCGGTCGCGGTGAGTGTGCCGCTGATATTGATGTATTCATCTGCGAGAGCATCGTCGGCTGTGCTACGAACGAACGTCGCAGAGCCGGGCGGAATGTTCGCGATATCCGCCTGCGCTTCCGTGAGGGTCATATACTGACGGCTCAACGGAACCAGGTTGCGCCGGATATCGTCCAGCGTAGTCGAAATCCGCGACATGATACCTCGCCAGGTATCCAGATCAGCCCCGGAGCGGTCAGGGAAAACCAGTGCCAGGCTATTCAGCAAATTATCCAGGCGAGTGGCGTTATCGAGCAGCACCGCGGGCGAAGTGCTCCCAAGAGGCGGATCAAAGGCCATGTTTTTTTGCTCCAAAACGGTATTCGCCCAAACGAGGGTTTGAGCGAATGGCAGCGGCCTTTTACAATCAGCTATTTCAAGGAATTAGATCGTGCTGATTGGCTATGCGAGGGTATCAACCGGGGATCAAAACCTCGATTTACAGAAAAACGCGCTGATCCGCGCAGAATGTGAGCTGGTTTTTGAGGATATGGCCAGCGGGAAAAATGCCCGGCGGCCAGGGTTAAAGCGCGCCTTACGCAGGCTTAAGCCCGGCGATGTGCTGGTGGTCTGGAAACTGGACCGACTTGGCCGCAGCGTGCGCGATCTGATTACGCTCGTGTCGGAGCTGCAGGCTCGCGGGGTAAATTTCCGCAGTCTGACCGACAGCATCGATACCAGTACGCCAGCAGGCCGCTTTTTCTTCCACGTCATGAGCGCCCTGGCAGAAATGGAGCGCGAGCTGATCGTCGAGCGTACCCGCGCCGGTTTAGCCGCAGCGAGGGAGCAGGGGAGAGTCGGTGGCCGTCGCCGAGTAATGACCACTGAAGTTGTGGAGCGGTGTCGCAGAATGCTGGAGAACGGCGCTACCAGGCAGCAGATCGCAGATGTGACAGGGGTGGGGGTGAAGACGATTTACAAATACCTCCCGGTGCAATACAGCGATAAAAAATCCACAAATCAGACAGCATTGAGGCAACGAAACTGATTTCTGACAGCGTGTCACCTGCCGCATAGTGTCGTCGAATCCAAAGAACAGGGTACATCGCCCAGCTCGGGTATTCCGTCGCAGCATTCTGCAAAATCTCTTCCGCCTTCATAAATTTGTTGTGGTCCGTCAGCAGATCGCAGACGTGAGTGCGGTAGAGAGGTGGATATTTTTATTTTATTTGATATTTAAGAGTTTCTATCTTCTTCTTTGTTAATTTTTAGGCGATGAATTTTTTTTTAAAAATACCAAGGAAAATTTTGTGTATTGACTAATGTATATAGTGGTTGATATTTTTTATAAAGGAGGGGGTATGTTACGTAAAAAAAGAGAAATCAACCTGATAATTCATAAAGTAATTCTAATTCTTGTGTGTTTTTTATTTCAATCGTTTCTTTGTAATTCTTACGCTAATCAACCGATAGATTTAAAAACTAACGAGGTAAAACGTAGCTCTTTCTTGTTAACCGACAATGCTACCCTCTTTAAGGCTCCTGGGCCTGCAATTTCAATTTCTCTGAATGATGGTGTATATGAGTATTTGTATTCGGATATGATTTATGAGATTGGAAATACAGGAGAAAAGATTGTTATTCCTGCGGGGTTTGTTACAGACTTTGCTTCTATACCTCCCGAGCTATCTCGTTTGGGGCTCAAGTCAAAGGGAGAGTACGGGCGAGCAGCAGTGGTGCATGATTATCTTTATTGGACCCAAGTATGCACTAAAGATCAAGCAGATAGAATATTGGTGTTAGGAATGAAGGAAAGTGATGTAAATGTGGTAAAGCGCTTCTTTGTCCATACTGGCGTGCATGATTTTGGCAAGCATTCTTGGCAGAAGAATTATAGAGAGAAAAATGCGGGTTTAATAAGATTCATCCCCAAGGAGTATTTTCCTTTAATAATTGAAAAATATCCAAATATCAAATGGAAAGAGCTACAGAAGAAGTTAATATTGGATGGGGTAAAAGATCCGGTTATCGCTAAGAACCCGACTTATTGCCACTATGGTGATAGTTTTGTGGTTCCTAAAAGATAAAGTAATAAATAGAGGCTATAAATACAAGGTATAGCCTCTATAATTATATTCACACTAACTATATGATACAAATCAACGCACAAACCAGTCGTCCGCCGTCTCCCAGGTATTTTGCAACGTTTCTTCCACAAACTCCTTCGCGATTTCCTTATTGGTCGCCCACAGCACACTCAAACCGTCGTTGCTGGCCGTCTTCACGATCACTTCAACATCATCGTACTGCTCGCTAATCCGTCGGGTCATTTCTTCTTTCAAAGCATGTATTGAACCCTTTGGCAATGCTGATCTCTACACGCATGATGATCACCTTCCACTTCATGAGCGCCCTGGCGGAAATGGAGCGCGAGTTGATAGTGGAGCGTACCCGAGCCGGTTTAGCCGCTGCGAGGGAGCAGGAGAGAGTCGGCGGACGCCGCCGGGTAATGTCCACTGAGGTTGTGGAGCGATGCCGCAGGATGTTGGGTACGGGCGCTACCAGGCAGCAGGTAGCCGATGAGACAGGGGTGGGGGTGAAGACGATTCATAAATATTTTCCAGCCGGTTAAGTTTGCTCACCTGCGAGCCGTATGCAAGAGATCGCAGGTGAGCAATTTGCTATGAAGCATTGCCATAGCTGAAAAATTTTAACCTCGCATTGTTCGCAAAACCATCAAACAGCTAAGGCCTGAATACACTTTAAGACTTACCTTACTCATTATATCAATATGTTACGTCAATGGCGTAAATTGATAGCCAGAGCCTATATTGATATGTCGCCCTGTTAAAACTACTGTATATAAAAACAGTGTTAATGTGAGCGAGTTTATTATGCAGTTCTACACGCCCGTTGAGTTACGTCAGATCATGCTGCTCCCGTTGTACAGCGACCTTGTGCAATGTGGTTTTCCTAGTCCAGCGCAGGATTATGTTGAGCAACGTATTGATCTGAACGAGTTGCTCGTTAACCACCCCAGTGCGACGTATTTTGTCAAAGCCGCCGGCGACAGCATGAAAGACGCAGGCATAGGGGAAGGTGATCTTCTGGTCGTGGATAGCTCAAGAACAGCAGTTCATGGCGATATCGTTATTGCTGCTGTGGATGGGGAATTCACCGTTAAGAAGCTGCAACTGCATCCGCGGGTTCAGCTTAACCCAATGAACCCTGCATATTCGCCGATAGTCGTCGGTAGCGAGGATACTCTCGATGTGTTCGGGGTCGTAACTTACATCATCAAATCGGCTGGCTGAGATGTTTGCACTTTGCGATGTGAACTCATTTTACGCATCCTGCGAAACTGTATTTCGTCCTGACCTGAAGGGGCGGCCGATAGTCGTTCTGTCAAACAACGACGGCTGTGTGATCGCCCGTTCGCAAGAGGCGAAGCCCTTCGTCAAAATGGGTGAGCCTTATTTCAAGCAAAAGGACATGTTTCGCCGGCACGGTATTATCGCGTTTAGCAGCAACTATGAGCTTTATGCCGATATGTCCAACCGAGTGATGACAACACTGGAGGAACTCTCTCCACGCTGCGAAATTTACAGTATTGATGAGGCATTTTGCGATCTTAATGGTGTGCGAAACTGTCGCGATCTTACCGACTTTGGCAGGGAAATTCGCGAGACGGTTCTGCGCAGGACGCACCTCACGGTCGGCGTCGGCATAGCCCAGACTAAAACCCTGGCGAAGCTGGCCAATCACGCCGCGAAACAGTGGCAGCGGCAGACCGGAGGCGTGGTTAATTTGTCGAATCTGGAACGGCAGAGAAAGTTGATGGCTTTGCTTCCGGTGGATGAGGTCTGGGGGGTTGGGCGCCGTATCAGTAAAAATCTGGAGACAATGGGCATTAAAACGGTACTGCAGCTGGCGGATACCGATATCCGTTTTATCCGGAAGCATTTTAATGTTGTGCTGGAAAGAACAGTGCGGGAGCTGCGCGGAGAGCCATGTCTCGGTCTTGAGGAGTTCGCGCCGGTAAAGCAGGAAATCGTGTGCAGCCGTTCGTTCGGCGGCCGTATCACTGAATACCATGAGATGAGACAGGCTATATGTTCATACGCATCGCGAGCTGCGGAGAAGCTCCGTGGCGAGCATCAGTATTGCCGGTTTATCTCCGCTTTTGTCAAAACCAGTCCCTTTGCGCTGAACGAGCCATACTACGGGAACAATGCATCAGTAAAGCTGCTTACACCGACCCAGGATAGCCGGGACATCATCACCGTGGCGACGAAATGTCTCGATGCAATCTGGCGAGACGGGCATCGCTACCAGAAAGCAGGCGTAATGCTGGGAGATTTCTACAGCCAGGGCGTAGCGCAGCTCAACCTCTTCGACGACAACGCACCGCGGAAGAACAGCGAGAAACTGATGGAAGTTCTCGACCATCTCAACGCAAAGGATGGCAGGGGTACACTGTATTTTGCAGGGCAGGGGATCCAGACCGCCTGGCAGATGAAGCGAGAAATGCTTTCGCCGCGCTATACTACGAGGTTCTGTGACCTGCTCAAAGTCAGGTGACTCAGCCTTAACATTTAGTGGTTGTACTGCTACTACGGTCCGCTTAGAGCGAGGTATAGTCATTCGCACCCTGGAAATTACACTTTGAAGTGATTCAGGGTATGCGCTTACTGGTTACGAATATTGAGCGAGAATCACGTGATGATCGCCGCTTTTCTTTCGAGCCAGTAGGTGCTCCACGTTCGCTAACGAATACTCAGGGCATGCAGATAACTGCTGGCTATATTTCTTTCGAAGAGCGTGGAATGCATACCAATCCCCGATAAAAAGGAGTTGGTGATGACTGCGACTAATCAATTTGCTGCGCACGTTGGTCTGGACTGGGCAGATAAAAAGCACGATGTCTGTGTTCAGTTTAAAAACGGTGAACGCACATTCCATGTGATTGAACATACGCCGGAAGCGCTTGATGTCTGGCTTACCGAGTTACACCAGAAGGTAAAAGGCAGGATCGCTATCGCCGTTGAGCTGAAGAAAGGTCCCGTGGTGTATGCTCTTCAGAAATATCCATTTATCACCGTTTTCCCTGTCCACGCTTTGTCTCTGGCTCGTTACCGGCAAGCCTTCTCGCCCAGCGGCGCTAAAGATGACCCGCAGGATGCCGAGCTGGCATTAGAGTTAATGCTGCGTTATCCCCAAAAGATAAAAGCCATTGAACCCGACAATGCCGATATCCGGTTGCTCCAGCAACTGGTTGAGCAGCGTCGTCAGCTGGTTGAAGATAAACGCCGTTTTGTGAACCGGCTAATCAACTCACTCAAACAGTATTATCCTCAGCCCCTGGAGTGGTTCTCACATCGGGGTAGCTTGCTATTGTGTGAACTGATTATACGATGGCCCAGTCTGCAACAACTAAAACGAGCCAGGCGAGACACGATCCGCAACTTTCTCAATGCCAAAGGTGGCCGCGCAATGGCCCTTACCGAGCAGCGTGTTGTGAGTATTGATAACGCCATCCCGTTGACAACAGACCCGAGTGTTATAGAGGCTAATGCTTTGATGGCAACAGCACTGGCGACGCAAATTAAAGTCGTGAGTGAAATCATCAAAACCTATGACGAACGAATCGAAACGCTGTTTGACACATTGCCAGATGCGGGGCTGTTCAAATCACTTCCTGGAATGGGCCCATGTATGGGCCCACGGATGCTTGCCGCACTAGGTGATAACCGCGACCGCTTCAACAGCGCCGAAGAAATTCAAAACTACGCTGGCATCGCGCCAGTAACCGAGCGAAGTGGCCAGAAATCCTGGGTACACTGGCGTTGGCAGTGCGCGAAGTTCGTCCGACAGACATTCGTGGAATGGACTGCGAAGACGGTTAACTCATCGTACTGGGCCAGACTTTATTACCTAGGTCAGCGAGAAAAAGGGAAATCGCATCAATCAGCTATACGGGCTCTGGCGTTTAAATGGATAAGGATCATTTACCGCTGTTGGAAGACCAGAACCCAGTACGACGAAGCGAAATACTTGCTGGCACTGGAAGCGCGACGCTCGCCCTTACTGAAGCCATAAAAAGCTTGTCGAATGTCTCAGGGCGTGAAGCGGACATTGGCCTTATAAGATACCTGAACCGTTCTCTGAGAATTCTCTAAAAGCGAATGGATTAGTTAAGCGGATACTTACAAAGGGCCAGCCAGTTCCCCACAACGCGGTTTTGACTGAGTACGGCAAGTACTGATGCCGTCCAGGTTTCCTAGATGTGGGAAGCCATACGCTACGCAAGAGCAAGGGGCAGTCCACTCCGGTAGTGGATTGAATATCGTCTGAGTTTGTTTTTGAATGAACACAGCTCAACTAAACTTTAAGGCTAGTTTTAGATGAAATCGCATGAAGATAGATTGACCGAACAGGAAAAAGAATGGTTTTACGCCCTAATGCAAGATCGTGCGGATAATGCTAACACTCTGGAAAAACCATCAATGCGTGGCATCCAGCGCAGCGTTGTGGACAAGTATTCCGACCAAGCGCATTTCATCTACGAGCTTTTGCAAAACGCAGATGATGTCAGAGCAACATCGGTGAGCTTCCGCCTTGATCAAGATGGGCTGTATTTCATTCATAATGGCTCTATTCACTTTTCCGTATCTGACCCGCACTGCGAAGGTGAAGACGCTGGCAACGGTGCTTTAGGACATATCAATTCAATCACCTCCATCGCTAACTCAAGTAAGACAGAGGCGTCTATAGGTAAGTTCGGTGTAGGATTTAAAGCTGTCTTTCAATACACGCAAACCCCACACATATACGACCCTAGAATTCGTTTTAAGATCGAACGTTTCATCGTGCCGCAGATGCTGAATGCTGACCTTGATTGGCGCGATGCTTCAGATACCGTTTTTTTCTTTCCGTTTGACCATAAAGAAAAAACGCCACTGGAGAGCTACAACGAAATTTTTGAAAAATTGAAAGCGCTTGAATTTCCAGTTTTATTCCTTTCGACGTTAAAATCGGTATCCTTTACCGTAGGTGAAACTAACGGTAGATATACTAAAAAAATTGTAGAGGAGCTGGAGCAAGAGGACATTCTGGCGCGAAAACTGGTGCTGACATTAGAATTGGGTGACATTAAGGCTATTCATCAATTACTCCTGTTTACACACAATCACGCGAACAGAAATGCCTGCACAATAGGGTATGCTATTGGAGAAGACGGGAAACTCGAGCCTGTTGAACATCCAGCATTCTGTTTTTTCCCGACCAAAGAAATAACACATCTGAAATTTATCCTTCACGCACCATTTCTGTTAACGGATAGTCGTGAAGGTATCAAAGCAGGAGAAAAGCATAACCAGCAACTGATTCAGCAGTTGGCGCAACTTGCAGCGGATAGTTTACCCATTATTCGTGATAAAAAACTACTCGATGATGGCATCTTTGACATTATTCCCTATGACGAAAGTCAGTTCAGTGAACTGGACGACCGGAGAAAAATTTCGTTCAAGCCGTTCTATTCTGCTATCAAAACCAAACTCCAGACCGATACGTTGCTCCCTGCCGCCAATGCTAACTACTCACCAAAAAGCTGCTCCTATTGGGCAGCAGACAGTGAACTGGTTGAATTATTCTCTGACATGCAACTGGCGCAATTGACGGGTACAGAGAACGCGAATTGGATTTTTCGTAGTCGTGGCAAGAAAGACGTACAAAATGTTAATAAGGCTCTGGCTGATTACATCGACGGCGGCGATGCTAGGGTATGGTCAATAAGAGAACCTAATCTTATCGTATCAAGTCTTGATCCCGAAGCTACACTTAAGAAACTTACCGCTGACTTTATCGCCAGTCAGTCAATAAAATGGCTGCACAGACTCTATATATATCTTGCCGGACGCAATTCTTACCAAAAAATTGTGAAAGATAAGCCTATCTTTCTTGACCAGCAAGGTCAGGCAATTCCGGCCTTTGATGCCAGGAATCAACTCATCCTGTTTCTACCAGACGACGATATTGACGGCTACAAGACCGTCAATGTCGAATTGCTGTCCGACGAGAGCACTCGTGAGTTTATTGAAAAATTTGGAATCAAGAAGCCAAGCCTGCGTGATGAGATCTACAACAAGATCCTCCCGGCCTATAACAGCACCAGCAGCCCTGTTAACGCCGACACCCATTTCGGCCGATTCTTCCGTTACTTCAAAGAGTGTAAAAACGAAGACGTTTCAGAATTTATTAATCTTATTAAGGATAAAGCTTTTCTTCTCTACATAACGGCTGGAAAGAATGGGTTTTCTCATGGCAAAGCCGATGACATCTACATGCCGACCGAGGATTTGCAAACCTGGTTCACGACCAAGCCAGAAACACCGTTTCTGTTTTTGGAAAAATACCACGAAATGTTTAGCGAAAAAGAATATCCTGCACTTAAGGACTTTTTCAAAAAACTGGGAATTGCAGATCGCCCTAAAATAATCTCAGAAGGGCGCTATATTGAGTGGCAAGAGCTGCGCGAACGACACTTATCCTTAGAAGGACGTTCGCACAAGCTGTATGAAAAAAAACTTGATGGCTGTCAGCAGATCATCGCAAATATTGACTTGCCACGGTCACTCCTGCTGTGGAAATTACTCCCACAATTTATTCACCAGCTCAGCGGCAAGCATGTATGGTTTTATTATTCAAATCGAAGCGAATGTTACGAATCCGCAGAGCAAGAACAATTGCGTACAGCCCGCTGGATCCTTGATAAGTATGGAGCATGGGTTTCCGCCAAAGAGATCACGATTCAAACGCTTGCAGAGCAATACGACACAGTCAGTTCAGAAGCAAAGATGCTCATCAACTTTTTGAACATTCGTGATGAGATACATTTAAGCCCCGAGGAAGCCAGAAAGATTAGACTGGCGGATGCAATTGAACACTCCGGTTTGTCAGAGGACGAAATCCGCATAGCGATTGAAGATGCTAAGCGAAAAAAGCAAGATTCATTCCAACCCATCGTGGGGCCCGTTGACAAAGATCAGCCAGTGGCCGACTCACCATTCATCCGTGATATTGCTCGACGCCGTCCATCCGTCCAGGACACCCACTCGGATGGCCCGCAGAAAGACTATTCTGTGGTAGCAGATCGTCAAAGCGACGAGAGCATCGACACAGACGATTACACGCCAAAAACGGTTAACTACGGCAATAAAATTGACCTGGCCAAAGACCGTTATGCCAGTGAAATTGACCGTCTGGAGCATGAGCAAACGTTATATGACAAGGCCAACGAATTACCTCGCTACAGTTATGGCTGGTTTCTGGCTTTGTTGGAACTTGAATGCTTAGCAACCAGAACAAAGAATGCTGACAGTAAGACTATTTCTATTGGCTTTGGCAAGGTTGAGTACGATGAACAATCATCCAGAACCATCGTACTGAAAGAACCTAGTCGCTTCATTCCACAATCTATTGAAGAACTTTCCGGCATACGTGTGGATCTCGATTTTGGTAATGGGCGTACAGGAAAATTACGTATTGAGTCGTTTACGGCCAGAGAATTTTCATTGCTCGGTAAACTGGAATCTGCCGATGATTTACAAGGGATGGCACTGAAAGAGGTGGTGGAAGCACGTATTGAAGTCCAGAATCCATCGTTCCTGCAGCAGGTGTTACTGGAACGATTCCAGGAATTAAGATTAAACGAAACGTTTGCGATGAAAACGGGCCTGACGCCTGATATTGAGTTTGTGTTTGGTCCACCAGGAACAGGTAAGACGACTCATCTCGCAGAAAAAGTGCTGATACCAAAAATGAAGGGTTGCGGGAAGGAAAACGTGCTTGTCCTAGCGCCAACCAACAAGGCTGCAGACGTGTTGACGACCCGTATCGTGGAGGCGATGGTTGAGGATACCTCATATCAGGAGTGGTTGGTGCGTTTCGGATCATCTGTTGATGCGCGTATTGAAAACGCTGGAGTATGGCGGGACAGAACATTCAACATCGGCGCATTGGATCGCTCTATAACAATCACCACCATTGCTCGCTTCGCCTATGATGGATTTACTGGTGAGTATGGTAAAAAACTTTATGACATGGAGTGGGATACAGTCGTTATTGACGAAGCGTCAATGATTTCGTTAGCCAACATCATTTATCCACTTTATCGCACCCGTCCACGAAAGTTCATTATCGCTGGAGATCCTTTCCAGATTGGGCCGATTGTTGCTGTAGAAGAATGGAAAGATGAGAACATTTACACGCTGGTCGGTCTCAATAAGCGAGGTTCTTTTGCGCAGCCGTCGACGGAGCCTCATGATTACCCGATAGTCAATCTGGAAACACAGTATCGAAGTATTCCTGCAATTGGTGAAGTTTATAGCCGTTTCACTTATGACGGGATCTTGCAACATCACCGTAAGGCAGAATCTCCCTGTTCGTTTAGTTTTTGCGGATTTGATGCTATGCCGATAAATCTCATCAAATTTCCGGTCAGTAAATATGAAAGTATTTACCGGGCAAAACGAATGGAGAGCGGAACACCTTATCAGACTTATTCAGCATTGTTCACTTTCGAATTTGTTCGCTGGCTGTCAGGGAAGATACAGAGAAAAAATTCAGAGATAATCCGTATAGGAGTCATCGCTCCTTATCGCGCTCAAGCTAATCTCCTGAGCAAGTTGAATGATTCATGGCTTACCAAATCTGATACTATAAATGTTCAGGTCGGTACGATTCACGGATTCCAGGGAGATGAATGCAATATTATTATTGCGGTTCTTAATCCGCCGCCAAGCATTTCAAGTGACTCTCGTATGTTCCTGAATAAACAGAATATTCTTAATGTAGCGATCAGCCGCGCACGCGATAACTTGTTCATCGTCATGCCTGATGCTGAAACAGAGAATATTGGAAATTTACGCAAAGTTACTGAGATTGAGAAGTTGGTGAAAGCAAGTGGTGCGTACTGCGAATATGGTTCGAATGAAATTGAGAAGATGATTTGGGGCGATGCAAGATATCTTGAAGAGAATACATTCTCGACCGGCCATCAGATGGTGAACGTTTATCGGAAGCCTGAACGTTACTACGAGGTACGTAGTGATGATTCTGCGATTGATATTCAGATTCATGAAAAACAGAGTGGAAGTAAGTCACAGAAGTCTTGATCTGGAAACGTAGCAACCTCACCCGATAATATGATGTTAACCGGGTGAGGAATTACTATTTCTAACCCTCTAAATAGAGTTGACTCCTAATCATTGACTGAGATTGCATTTTATCTATCTTTTTCATTGCTGTTAAAATGTCCGCTTTTGGCTGTGTGTTCAAGTTATAGATTTTTGATAGCCTCAATCAATTCTGCCCCCTGATTTTTAACATTACCTACTGCCCGCGATACCGGGTGCCAGGTGAAATGGTGGGCGGATACTGCTCCGTCTCCGGCAATTTCAACTGCCTTCGCCCCTGTGACATCCTGCCTCATCCATTCCCGCGCGGCTTCGGGCGCCAAGACCAGCGGCCGGCGGTCGTGAATGTCGACTAGGCCTTTGTCGGCCGCAGACGTCACTACCAGAAAACCTTCTGCTTCATCCCCGCGTTCGAAAGGTACGCTGCCGATTGCCGCCATGAATATCGGCTGGCCATCGGCACGATGGATAAAGTATGGCTGCTTCTTGTCGCCTTCTTTTTTCCATTCGAACCAGCCATCGGCAAAGCAGATCGCTCGACCGTGCTGCCACAGGGGTTTAAACATCCTGCTGTTGGCTGCGGTCTCAACCCGGGCATTAATCAATGGCGGTTTATCCCACCACCCTGGCGCGTAACCCCAGTGGACCGGATCGAGGTGTAGCTGTTCATCGCGTTCGCTCACGAGCAAAACTTTAGTCCCCGGCGCCACGTTGTAACGCCCAATCGGCTCAGGGTCGTATGCAATGTCGCGCTCGGCTTCATCCGCCAGGTATGCAAGATATTCTTCACGGGTTTGGGCTTGTGCAAAACGTCCACACATAGAAACCTCCAGTCAGTAAGACTAAAAGTATAGACGTCGCGTGTGAGTGCTCAATGAATGGGTGATCTTAGTGAAGGCCGTTATCATGAAAGTTAGCGGACCACCAGTACCGAGCATTCGGCGTGGCGGACCACCTCGGCGACGTTGGAGCCCAGCGGATCGGTGGTAATATCCCTCTTAGTGGTTTGATTAACGAGGTTTTGGAACAAGCTGTAGCACGCCTAGTGCACTTGCCCCAGGGAATGGTACACGAGCTGGTCATTGATGTCAGAGGGCAGCTCTTAACTGATGAAATTCGACGAAAAATCCTTAAAGACATCAGCAGTAAAGCAAATGGAATAATTAAAGCTTCGAATATAAGGTTTATCGAAAAATGAGTAAAATTGGTCTCTTAGGTGCTTCAACTATATATGAGCTGGGTTCCCCTGATGATGTTGAACTGTTTTTTAAGACAGTGTCTGAAACTCTCGAACAGGGGCGCAGGGATGCAAGCTATCCTGTGGTAATGTTAAAACTATATAAAAAAGCTTTGAGTTTTGATGAGATAAAAACAGCAAAGCTAGAAATGGACGAGATACAAGCACGCCTTGCAAGGCTTCCCCTGCATAACGAGTTCTATTCAATGTTCGGAGTCGATAAGAATAAAACGTCATGGGACACGCAGGCTGCTGATTTGGGATCGTTTTTCAGTACAATTTTCAAAGCATTTAATATCGCCTATGATATGACTCTTTTCCTTCATGATGACTTTGGTGAATTTGTTCCCATGCTACTTGGGAGAACTGAGATACCCTATGCAATAGAGGATAGTAAAAGACCCGTCGAGGAGTTTGATCGTCTGGCTGATGATGACCTTCCTTTCTGGAAGAGATAA